TTACCAAACATTTCTGAAGAGGATGCTTGATACATCTTAGATTGTGGTGAAACCATTCGTATTGCTTCTAATAAGTTAAGTGTTCCTAAACCTGTTGCATTCGCAGTATATATTGGTTGATCGAAACTAATCCTAACATGTGACTGTGCAGCTAAATTATATATTTCATCTGGTTGTACTTTTTGTAAAACCCTCACTAAAGAAGCCATATCTGTTAAATCCGCATATTCTAAATTAATTTTATTTAATTCTCTTAAATGCTCTATTCTAGTAGATTGAGTTTCTGAAACAGAGTTTCTTTTAACTGTACCCCAAACCTCATATTTTTTTTCTATTAAAAATTCAGCCAAATAAGAACCATCTTGTCCATTAATTCCTGTTATTAAAACTTTTTTCATTTATTTTGTTTTTATAGATTTTCTTTTATAATATTTATTAATTGTGCAGCCCTTTTATAATATGTGTGGTTTTTCTTAACATGTTCATAACCTTTTTCTACCATCTTTTCCCTTTCTTTATCATTGTCTAAATAAAATTTTATTTTATCTATTAAGTCTTTTTCATTTTCGTAAACAACAATGTTTTCACCGATAGTGAATAGGTTTTCTAATCCTGCAGTACGATTAGTAATTAATAAAGTTTTACACCCTAAAGTCTCAAAGGTTCTGAAATTTATGTCCTCAGATAAATTTCTATTAAAATGTATTTTATAGGAATTAATTGCTTTCACCATTTCATCACCAATGACAAATATATCTTTTTTCACCGGTATTTTATTTCTTTCAATTAAATTAATCCATTGTCTTCTATTTAACCAATTACCACAAAAACCTACATTATTTATTTTTTCCACATTGTCTATTGGATAAATTAAATCATCAGGATACGCATTAGGGAAATAAATACATTTTTGAGTGAAGTATTTTTCATGTCCGTATACCGCATGTAAAACAATATCAATATTATGTTTATTACAGGTATTAATATGTTTTTGGTGTATGCAGTGAGAATCTATTGACCAAAATATTTTTAGTCCTGTGAAATTACTTAAATCAGGCACCCAGTTATTTTCTTCATAATTCTCCAACAATAGAATCACATCACAATCTTTAGAAATTTCATTAAATGGTATTATAAAATTATCATAATTGAGCCCCCACACTATAGACTCAACGTTATATTTCTGTAAGGATCTATTTAAGTTTAGGGCTTCCCGATATTCTAAATTACCACTGTTTCTACCTTTTTCCTGAATAATTAATATTTTCATAAGATAATTTTATTTCTCTTGAGATTTTTTTATACCCAATTCTACTAATTCTTTATCAATCCCTAAATAATCATAAAGAGGTTGTAATTGTTGTCTATGTTGTGATAGAGGTCGTAAACAATGAGCATCTAAATAAAATCCTTTTTTTAGTTGTTCCACATCATATCTCCAGTTAGCTCTATCAATACGTCTAACTGCCATTCCATTACTCCAACCTCCAGGACGTTTTAATTTGACTATATTTTTAAGTTTTGGATCCCACCTGTATACTAATACTCTACATAAAGATTCTTCAGAAAATTGACTATAAGGATAATTAATACCTTCTTTATAAATTCCGTTTTCTTTATACACTTTTAAATTGTAAAAACTTTTAATTAACTCATCTTCTGATAAATTATTAGGATTATTTATTTCTTTCCATATTTTACCTGTTGCAATCATATAACAACCAGGAAATTTATAATAAGGAAATGTACCCCAATATGGAGTATTTTTATAAGCTTCATACGAAGATAGTACTAGTTTATCGTCATCATAATTGAATAAACTATCAAAATATTCTTTATTCAATGGTAACATATCCATATCACCTACCATCCCTTTATCATTTTTATATTTATAATAACTAAAATATCTAGCTACTTTAGCCCAATTACCGGCTGGTATTTCCGGTCTCAGATTAAATTTACTCACTTCACCAAACTCTTCCATCCATTTCCACGACTCATAATTTCTGTTAGTTATTAAAGTTAACATAGGTTCATACCCCATATTCCTCCATGCGGTAGCAGCAATCGGCCAAAATTGGATATATAAAGGATTATCATCGGTGCTTAAAAATACTCTTTTCATTATATTTGTTTTTTTATTTATTGTTATTTAGATATATTTCTCATAATATTATCATAAGGGATTAATTTATAGTGTTCTTTATTTCTATTATCATATTCATCATATATTTCCCCAACAAATCCTCTATCTATTCTTCCAGCAGGAAACTTCTTTATGTTACCACCAAATCTACCCCAATCGTCATGTATCAATGATTTATCTTTTACTAATGGATATATAATTTGGTCTAAGAAATCTTGATCCACACCTTTACGATCAAATTTAGTCCACTGTTTTATTTTATTTGTTATATTAACTTCTCTTAAAATACCATTTCTTGCACCCCACATTCCACCTAATATTGGGACATTATGGTGCGGATGATCTCGCATTATGTGAAAATCTTTATCTGATTCTAACCATTCATTTATAGCTTTTATCTCTCTTTCACTAATTCTGCTATCACAATCTCTACTTAATATAACATCAACTTCTGGATCATCTGCCGCCCAAAATCTCCAAAACATCCCATAAAAAGATTCTTTATTTGAATCTACTAATATCTTTTCTACTAAATCATTTTCTGGTATAGAGTCTATTAGAGACTGATTACTATTTTTATCAATGTAGAATCGACATATAAAGTCTGGTAGGTATTTTTCTATTATTTCAATATTTCTTAATGCCCCAATCCAATACATTGGATGGTTACCCCATAAACTATATGATACAATTTTTTTCATTTTTTTATTTATAACTAGATGTATTATAATAATAAAGAGGGTAGGATATAAGTAAACCTTTATTATATTTATGTACCATTCTCATAAAAAACTCATAGTCTTGACCTCTTCCTATTGGGTTATTTATACTAAATAAAAAATCTCTACTATTCCATTTTATTTCATCCATAACATCTCTTTTTATAGCGCAAGCTCCCATCGCCATTGAATGGTTAAAGACGGCAAATGAATAACCAATCTGTTTTTGAATTTGTGATCCTGTTTTTATATTACCATCAGGAAAATATTTCTTATATATTTGATCGGTAGTGTAAATATTAATATCATCTAAATTAAATGTATGATGTAAGTTTTTAAGTTTATGTGAACTACCCCAAGATTCTTTTTTTGCGTCCCAATTTTTACCATGTGTTAAATTACCATTACATTTATGGTAAGAATGATGTAAATGTTTTATATCGTAATTTTTAAAAAAATACTTAACTAATTCGATTCTATGAAAATGTGGAAAATCATCAGAACCATGATATAAAATTATATCTGAATTTGTTTTATTAGAGTCTATTAAATTTTCTGCAGTTAATTTGTTTTCTTTATTCCTAATTATTTTAACACTTTCTTTTTTTTCTAAATCATCGAAAAAAATTTTATTTACGTCTTTGTATCCTGAAACACTAATAATAATATTATCGGCTTTTTCCGTTGATTTTAAATACATATCAACAATTTTATTTAAATAAGTGAAATGTGGTGGATATGTAGGTATATAAACGTCTAATTTCATAAGTTAAAATTTTGTCTTTTTCTTAAATTATAAAGCTCTCTATCATGTTTTTCATTTTTCATATTAGTTTGATGGATTTCATCTCTATTCCCATGCCCCCAATCAGGATGTTCATGTTTAATTATTACATCACTAAAATAAGTTTGTTTTTTCAAAATATTAGCAACGTCCATAAATTCATTATCACACCATACCGAAATATATTTAGGATAATATATATAATTAAATCTATTGTAATATTTTTTACCTAAAATACAAAGAGTATTTAATTTTTCTTTTTGATAACCATCATTAAACCACAATACCCCATCAGTATCTGGATAATATTTATTCATTTTGTTTTTAATGATTTTATCATAACCTTTTTCTACCGGTATCATATCGTCTGACGCTAATAATATAATATCAAAAACTTCACCTTCAATATTAGCATTTATTGCTTCTATTTTACTTTTATTGTCACCCCAAAAAACTTTAACATTTTTATAACCACTTAATACTTCTTTTACATGAGTTTGATTCATATCTTTATCATCATTATCGCAACTAACAATAATTTTAGTAGACTTATCTTCTAATAAATCATTATATTTTTTTAAAACTTTTAAAAATTTATTTGATCTACCTCTTGTTGGAAACTTTATCAGTAATTTCATATCAAACTTTCATATTCTTTTTTTATTTGATTAGTTATATTAGAAGATTTATATTTTTCAATATCTGTAGGTATACTATGTAATTTTTTATCTATTATCGTACCTTCTTCGTCAATATTGTATATCCAACCTGATTTACCACATAACCACCCTTCAATAGTGGTTCTACCCATCAATATACTTGCAGTTTGTTCACATTCTCTAACATATTTTTCCACACCCCATAAAGATTCATGATATTTCACGTGTTTATTTTTAATTAAATCTTCTAAATAATCTGACTTATTTTTACCGACTAACCATAATTCTTTTTCATTATCTTCACAATATTTTACTAAATCGTATATTGTATTTTTTCTAAGATAATCTATAGAACCTACAAATAAAATTGATGGTTTAGTTTTAATATTATCATAGATTTTAAATCTAGTATCATCTATAGGATTATAAATTACCTTTATTTTTTCGTCATCAATACCCCAATCAGTCTTTATAAAATCTTTTATACTTTCTCTTATAGCTATATACTTCCCTACTTTTTCATTTAATACCGGTTCTTCTAATTCCGGAATCACTTCTGAATGTATTGTGTTTATGAATGTTAAGTTAGGGTATAACTTTATTAAGTGATTACCAATAGGTTTATGGTTTATATGCACAATGTCATATTTTACATCACTTAATTTATATAATTTATTTTTTTCAGATATTGTAGGCCCATTACTCGTTTTTAAAATCCATTTACCATCACCTAATTTATATCCTGGCGGTTCTTGTATAGGATAACAATTTACCCCATATTTTTTAATTCTTTGCACCATTTTAGGTCCAATATTAGAAACGATATCTACTTCACAATTCTCTTTTACTAACTGTTTGGCTAATTCATATACATATAGTTCTGATCCAGTGTAATCATTAAAAAATAGACAACCTATTAAAACTTTCATTTTATTATTTTTACTAAATATTTTTTTTACCTTTGCAGGTAAATTATCCTTAAATTTTTCACTAAAAATAATTCTATTTTCTTCCCATTCTTTATTAGTTGCACCAATAGATAAGTGGGTGACATCTATATCTGATATTACACCTATTTTTACCCCCTTTAAATAATTTCTGAAACAAAAATCTATTTCATAAAAATGAAATCCTTTAACATTTTCATCAAACTCACATTTTATTTTTTCTTTATTTACACTAAAAAATAAACCATCAACAATTATTACATTATCAATATAACCATTATTTTTATTTGAATACTTAGAAAGCCATTTTTTTCCTTCATGTTGGTGGTAAACTTGACCGTACATATGGTTAGAGTTTTCCCACCATTTTCCAGAAACAGGCATTTCTCTACTACCAGCAATACCTATAATACCATATTCTGTATTTTTTTCATATAACTTTAATAGTTTTTTACCCCAATTCTTAGTTTCAAAAATAATATCATCATGACAAAAAACCACAATATTATTTGTAGTTTCTTTAAGTGCTTTATTATATATTTCAGTTAAAGAGTATTTACCATTATTAATATATTGAATTACTTCTATTCCTTTATGTATTCCAGAAGTTTTTCTTATATGTTCTATGTGACTATCTTTATTTTCTTTAGTTGAGTAAATTACGCTAATCATCTTCGATTTTTTTTAGTTCTTCTTCTAATTTTAGTAATTTTTTTTCGTAATCTTTAGACATCATATGTCCATTACGATCACCCATAATAATTTCTAACTTAACTCTCCTTATCTCTCTTAATAAATCAGATTTATTTTTTTTATTCATTTATTTTATTTTTTGCCGGTAGAACCAAATCCATCGCCTCCCCTTTTGGTTTCACTCAAATTATTACTATTAACTAAATCTGAAATGTTTTGTCCAATTACGTTCATAATAACTCCCTGAGCAATTCTATCACCATCATTAACAGTATATTTTTCATTACTTAAATTAACTAATATCACACCAACATCACCTCTATATCCTTCATCTACTGTACCAGGCGTATTTAATACTGTAATACCATGTTTAAGTGCCATTCCACTTCTAGGTCTGATTTGTAATTCAGTATTAGGTGATAATTCAAAACTTAAACCGGTACTAATTAATTTTCTTTCTAAAGGTTTTAAAATGACAGGATCTTTCAAAGACGCTCTTATATCAAAACCGCTATCACCTACATGTGCATAAATAGGATCAGCATTATTACTTCTATTATTAAATTTAGTAACATTTTTCATTACACCAAATAATGGTGGATTTGTTACATTAAATGTTCCACCATTTAAATTTTTATAATGATCTACTACTTGATTAAGTTCATTTAAATCATTTTGAATTTCATCTGTAGATCTTTGAATACCACTATAATCATTTACAACACTACTTATATTTTCTAAAATCTGAGTTAGTTCCTCAATACTTTTATCTTCTAAATCCTCATTCAATATGTCTTCACTCATTATTGTTATTTTTTTCTTCTATTATTGCCAATTCATTAGCTTGTTTTAAAATAGTAGATAGTGTACTACCATACCACTTAGATTGTTTGTCATCTTCAGGTTTATCATAATTTACTATTGCCTGATATTCTTCTTCACTTAACTTAATACCATATTTCATAGCATAATAAACTGATCTTTCACCTATTTTCATCGAAATTAATTCTTCGTTGAATTCGTACATTTTTCCTTGATTATTCCTATGCCACTCTGATTCACACCATTTATAAAGAAATGTTTTACCTATTTGGTGTAGAAAACATACTTTTACTATGGATTGTGCGTCCACAGATATACTATCAGGTAATAGTTTATTGATACCTATTGCATATTTAGTAGTTTTAAGTACATGATCAATTAAACCGCCAGGAAATGCATTATGTAAAGATGTCATAGTTGATGCGGGTGCCGTTAATAAATCTTCACCCAAATAATCTAATAACTCTTTATTTAAGATTCCATACAATTCATTTTTTTCTAAAAATGTTTGTTTGTTTTTTAATATTTTATCTTTTAATTCTATTGTTTTTGACATAATTTTAATTTTTATTAAAAATAATGAATTTATTTTACAACGTCAAATTCTTTTAATTCTTTTTTACCAACCAAAGATTTATATAGTAAAGCTCTTTTTTCACAAACAGATTTCATATCATATTTACCGTTTACTGTATTATAAAGATTATCCCCTAACTTTTTAATTTCGTTAGGATTCTCAATAAGATATTTTATATGTTTAAACCAAAATTTATGATTTTTATTT